CAGGCGCGAGCTTCAAAATAAGATCCCCGATAGATTTGAGAATAGATGTCAGACCGCTTGTGAATTTCCCGATGTTAGACTGAAGTTGAGAAATAATCTTCGGTACTTCCTCAACAAGCACATCAGTCACAATCGAGAAAATCTGTGGAAGTTGTCCTGCGATAGCCGAAATCAGAGCAACCGTCGCATTAATCACGCTAGGAAGCACCGCAGGGATTTGCTGAACGATGACATCAAGTAAATCCGGCAGGTTCGAAGCGAGCGTGTCAACTAGTGACGTGGCTGCCGTCAAAATCTGCGGAAGTAATTCTTGAATCAAGCCTGGCAGTTCCTCTGAAATGGCAGGAATCAACTCACCGAGAGCCGTTCCGATTCCAGAAAGTGCCTGTGTTATAACAGGAATGGCGTTGCTCAAAGCCGTCTTGCCTGTCTCGACTACATTCGAAATCAACTGCCCAATATCAGCATCAGGGTCGGAAAATCCCATAACAAGATTTTGCCAAGACGCGGAAAGCGCACCGAACGAACCTGAAATCGTACCGCTCGCCTCTTCAGCCGCGTTTCCTGCGATGCCCATTTCCTCTTGAATAACATGGATAGCCTCGGCGATGTCAGCGAAGTTCGAGACGTCATATTCTTTACCTGTCAGAGCCTCGGCATCTTCGAGAAGCCTTTCCATCTCTTCTTTTGTGCCACCATATCCAAGCTTTAAGTTATCAAGCATGGTATAGTTTTGTTTCGCGAATCCGGCATAGGCGTTCTGGATAGACTCCATGTTCGTTCCCATCTTCGACGCATTGTCCGCCATGTCTGTTATAATCTGGTCAGACACTTCGGCAGCCCTCGCGATATTGCCTTCGTTCGCCATCAAGGATTGATTCAAACTCGCGGAAAATCCCATGACGGTATCAAGATATTCATTGGTTGTCATGCCTGTCGTCAAGTAAGCCTGTCGGGCATTTTCCTGAACATCATACGACAAATCTTCGAACATGGTTTCAATACCACCAGTCAACTGCTGATATTCCGCATAAGAATCGAAAGAAGCCTTGGTCAGAGTGGCAATACCTGCGACCGCTCCGCCTATGGCTGCCGTGGTCGCTTTCATTGCGCTCGCGGTCACAGAACCGAGCGCGGACACGCCGTCTTTCAGGAATCCGCCAAGACCAGAGAACTTCGACTTTGCTTCTCCGATTCCGCTTTCGTAGTCGCTAGAGTCAAGGGATATTTTTGCGACCAAGTCCATTACATTCATAATCAGTCCCCCTTGAGTTTGTTTCGTATGTCAGAAACGATTTTCTTTGAACGTTCCTTGTTCTCTTCGGCAATCTTTTGAAGATCCGCTTCGGATTTCGGAGAGATGACCTCGGAGAATCTTCCCGAGTAGATGGGGCCATATCTGTTCACAAGGACATACAGACCATCAGCCATGTAACTTCGCCACGCCTCGTCTACTCTGAATTTGCGAAGAGCGGACACGCAAACTTCGTTCACATATCCGCTCCCCAACAACTCTAATAAATCAAGCCTTACTTCTTGGCAACAATCGAAATACTGGTCTGCCCCAACCGTGCCAACGAAACAAAAAAACGGATAACATTTTCGTCTTCGATAAGATCCGCAATGCTCCCCATGTATTCAGACATGGGGTAGTTGTCAATCTCGGCAGGTTCTACGAAGCAACAGAGACCAATCAGGGAAAGAGTTGTTTTCTCGTTCTTATCCATCAGGACTTCAAGAATATCCATGAAGTTCTTTGTTCCCTGTTCCTTCATGCGCTTCTGATTCTCTTTCAGAACTTCCGTGCGCTCTTCCTTGGTCATCGACTCCGTCACTTTCTCGAGTTCCGGCATCCTCGCTCGAATCTCTTTGATGTCTTCAGAGGTCAGCCAGGATTCTACCAAGCGTTTGATTTTGATTGTTTGGCGGAGAAACTCCGTCGGGGTACAGTTTGCCAGATTTTTCATAGTGTTGCTCTCCTATCTTGCATTAGATGCTTGCTTCTGCGCGCTCGTAGTAAGTCTTGTTCGTGTCTACCTCGGTGTCGTTCGTCAATACGTACTTATCACCAGAGAGAACATACCATCCTTCTTCCTTCGGGTTCTCTTCACCTGTCGGAGAAACCGCGGTATAGGTGTACTCTGTCGGAGCATCGCCAGACTTATCAAGGATGTAGAAAGACATCGGGACTTTCTCCACGTCGGCCGCGTCTGTGTGCGCGGTGATGGTTAGGGACTGTTTGCCCTTGCCGTTCTTCGTCGCGGAGAAGGAAATACCACCAGTATTCAGGGAGTTTTCCATCTTAATGACGAATAACTTTTCAGGGTCAGCCATATCGCCGAGCCACCAGATTGTCTTGAAGTCAGAATCGGAATACTGCGCATTCGGTGTCACACCGAGTCCGTCCGTTGTCGCCTTGGATGTGCCAAGGTAGAACGCGAGACGATCCGCATCAAAATCCAGACTCTGAACGCTCATGTTACAATCCCATCCAGTAATGCGCTTGCCTTGCTTTGTATTGTTCGGCGCACCATTTACATCTTCAAAGAAATCGGATGTCTGCGGCGCGCAAGTGATACTCGGGTCGCCTGTGGTTGTGCAGAGAATTGCAGAATCTGCGAACTCTGTCGGAGAGGTTACGTCAAATTCTGACAGGAACACACCTGCGTCAACCTGAATATTGTTCACGGCATCAGCCGCGATTCTTGAAGCTTTCCAAGTTGCCATGTTTTGTCCTCACTTTCTAGGCTGACAGGAATTCCATTTCAACTGTCAGAACCATTCTTCTAATTTTTTTGTCACTCGGTTCGTCCATCGGTTGGGCGAAGTGACTAATAGGCTTTCGAACTTTCAAGATGCCACCATTGAAGAAAACTTGTCTATCTACAAACTTTTCGATGTGGTTGACTTCCTGAATGATGGCATTCCACGAAGTGCCTTTATAATAGACGCTCGCGGAAACGTTCATGACTCCGCCAAGAGATCCGTTCGCTTTCTGGTATGTCAGATATGGCATCTTTGCATCCTCGGGAACGGTCAGTTCGTCATAAGCAGGAATGCCAAAAGCCGACCAGTAGACTTGCTGAACGGAGAACTTGTCAAGACTCGGCATCGGATTCACCTTCTTCCTGTTCTGGCTGCTTCGGCGGTTCTGGCGGTGGGAAGTCGGTTGGTTCGTATGCCTCAACCGACAGAATCCGCATATTGAGCGCGGACATCTTCGGACTCTTCAGAGTCTCGCCAGAAGTCACGCGGAAGAACCGACCATCAGAGTTCCTCTGTATAATCGAGTGAAAGTCTAAGGGAACTTCCCTTTCTACCTTCAACCCGAAAAACTGCGTTTTCTGCTCGATTCCGGCAATGACCGACTGCGTGGAATTGTCCTCGGAAAGAATGCCGTCAAATGTCGCGCCTTCCGTCCAAGTGTTCTCATATCCACCGTACGAATCATTCTTCGAAACGAGATGCCAGATAGTGAAAGCGGTTTTGTATTCGTTGAGCAAATCAGAATTAAAAATACTCATATGCCTCGAATCCTTCTCCACTTAGTAAGTCGCGAAGCGAAAACGGCTTCCCAAGAAGATCCGCTTCCGCTCGCGCCTGAACCTGCATTCAGCGAGTATGAATACGAAGTGGCGGTCAGGCTTTCAGAGGAAAGGGGATTCATGGAAGCTTCCCCATATTTCTTCTGCCAGTCCGCAATTTCCTTCGCCAAGTCAACAAACTCTTTCGGAACTGCCATCAGCCAGACAGAGCCAGAGAACGTCTCGTCTTTTAGATCCGCATCCGCCTCGGTCTTGTACTGGTGAACTCCGTCATTGAAAACAGAACCAATGATTCTGTAATACTGACCGACCTGAAGCCCCACATCCTCGGACAAATGGCCCGATGAGATGTGAAATTCGCCAGACTTCTTCGGCTGACTCTTATCAAAGTAGTTGTTCAGTTCGCTACAAAGTTCGCTCAACATTTTCAGGACTCCTCGTCTTCTTCCTCGATTTCCTCGATAACTGGTCTACCTCTGCGGTTGTCGCTCCCCGAGAGTTCGGCAATGCGAGCCTTCGCGACTCGCTTGCCTTTTCTCGGGAACTTATCACCGACATTGTAGATGTAGTTGTTATCTTTCAAATCTTTGAAACGTTCGATAACCTTATACATATATATCAAACTCCCTCATCATCGGCAGGAAGAAACTCAAAATTGAGTTTGAAATCCTGCACGGTCTTCTTGCCGGACGCGTTCGCCTGAATAACTCTGAATTTCTGGTGAAGTTCAGGTGTAACCTTCATGACTCCGTTTCTGTCGGTGTCGTCAATGCACTCCTGCGGCTCCATGCCAGAAGCACTCGGAACAAGTCCCACTTTGAGCGATGTCACGCCCTCTTCAGGGTCATTCCACTTCAGGGCGACGAACCATCCGTCACCTGCGAGCGGGCCTGCGTCAGACAGACCGCCTTCAATGAATTTCAGTTTACCAGAAATCACGTTTCCTTCAACTTCAACATCTTCCTGAAGGTCGCTCGCCTTCTTGTCCGTCCATGGGAACGAAGCCTCGTCAGTCTCGGACTCTACTACGAGGCTTAAGAAGGGTTTTCGTCAATGGTCACAACTGCGATGCCGTCCGCATACTCTGCCCAAAGCTTCACGCCCATGATGGCATACATCTCACCAACTGCGGTGTTATAGTTGCCCTGAACGTGAACACCGATGAGGTTTGTTGCTCCGTCTGTTCTGTAGACAAGACCTGCGCGAGCGAAGTCAGAGTCTTCAGGGTTTACATAGTAAAGAACTACGTTTTCGGAAGCAGTAGCGACAACCTTTCCGCTTGTGATGTCAGGGGAAAGAATCAGAGTTGCGCCCATGAACTTTTCAACATAGTCGATACCGAATGCAGTCTGAACGGTAATATTGGCAGAACCAAGATAATCATACGCGTCAAGGTCGTTTACAAACACAACGATGTTTGTGACAGGCTTGCGCATAGAAGCGAACTTGTGACGAACCAGACCGATTGCCTTTGCAACGGCCGCCTGAAAAGACGCCGCCTCGGCGGTCTCTGCATAGGTGTCATCTTCTACGAATGTGAAGAAGTCTGTGATGATTTTGTTCTGAAGTTCATTCAGAAGAGCATCGTCAGCCTTCTGAACTGCGATTTCTGCGCCATATGCGGAAATATCTTCGAGTGTGGCAGCCTTGGCATACTTCTCGACGGAAATATCATCATGAGCAATGCCAGTAACTGCAACCTTAGAATACGGAATCACACAGCCAGGGTCTACGTCACCATCTGCCAGAGTCACACTTGCGGTGTAAGATTTCAGGGTTGTTCCGCTCTGCTTTGCAATCGGGTTGGAAATACCAATGATTTCCTGAAGTGCCTGCCAAGACAGACCAAAGCGAGACACGAAATCGATTTCACGAGCCGCAACGTTCGTATATGTGTTCGGAAGGTTGCTTCTCGGGCTTGTCAAAGATTCAACATTTGCCATTTTTCTTTACCTCGTTTCATTATTGTTTATCATTTTAGCGATTTCCGCCTGTCGGGCGGATGTGTTCTTGATTGACATGATTTCTTTCATAGTCTTTGCGGAAGATCCACCAACATTCGTCGGCGGTGTCGGAGTCGTTGTCCCTGTTGCGGAAGATGTCTCGATATGGTCAGACCATTCGTCCTTGATGCTCTTCATGATGTCTTTGGCATTCGTCACTTTTCCTTCTTCGTCGAGTTCTACGGAATCCACATCGGAATACTTCAGAATCTTCGAATAGTGTCGCTCTGGAATACCTGCTTCTTTCAAGATGCCTTTATAGGCTGACTCTTTCGCTCCACGAACTTTCTCGGTTTCCACTTTGGCTTTGAAATCGTCATACTCTTTTTTCAAAGAGGCATAGTCGCCGGATTCCTTCTTCAAGCCTTCCAGTTCTTTTAGGTTGGCTTTTGCAGTTTCTAAATCTGCCTTGTAGCCGTCGCGTTCTTCTCGCAATGCTTCGATGCTCGCGGTGTGTCCGTCGAGAATTTTCCCGACCACTTCGGACAAGGTTTCAGGGTCGCAACCTGCTTTTGATAAGGTTTCCTTCAAAAATGCTTTTGTCAATGCCATAGAAAATCAACTTCCTTTCTCTCGGTCACAGTCTCTCGTGATTCAGTCTAGTTTTACAAAGTGAACATTCTTTCGCCACTTAATATCATAATATCACAGAATTTAGGAAAGGCAACAGAAAAAGACCGCCACAGTAGGGAAGGTTGTTCGGCGGTCTCTTTGGTCAACGGAGAATTTCCATATGATTGCTACCTAAACTATATCACTCTTTCAAAGTCTTGTCGATAATCTGGCGATATTTTTCCTCGTTCCGCTCCACGGCATTTCGCAAGAACCTGTTAGGCGCGAGTTTCCTTTGCTCCGAACCCTCGTGGATGATGGGCGCATACTCGACACGAGTTCCAATCAATACCGACCTGTCATCATCCGCGTTCGGGCATCGGTCAGCCTCGCTCGGACTGGAATGCGACGCGTCACGCATGGTCGCCCAAGTGATAGAGTTTCGAAGGCGTCCTGTGTCAACACGCCGAGGCGGATTCTCAATCTCGATTTTGGCATTTCCCTCGGCTTCGATCCCAACGGACACGAGAGCTTTTTCCTGCTTGAACGCAAATTCCTCAAGAAGTTCTTTGTCATGGTAGGTTATATCAATTTCGTTGCTCATTTTGATTTTTCCTTTAACCTCTTGGCCGCTTCCGCCTTCCACTCTTCATATGACATCCCTTTGAGTCCCTTGCTCATTTGTCTTCTGCTATAGTCTCGAGTAAATCCCTTTATTCCGCCGATAAGCGTGCAACGGCAGTTGTACACGTTCGCCGGATTTGCGGTCGGGTCGCCAGGATATTCGATTTTCCCAAGCGCACTTTCGAATTTCTTGTCAACATCCACGGACTGTCCATCAAGATCCGCGTGCGCGTCACGAGTCCGAGCGTCAAGAGTAGCAAGCCATGTTTTCTTCATCTCGATTCCGTATTTGTCAACGGCTTCGGTCATTCTGTCTTGTCTTCCGCCGTTCTCGGCAGCCGTCACCATTGTCCGAGCGTTGCGGACGCTCGCGCTCTCGTTCATGTTCGTTACTTGGCGCAGGTTTTCTGCTATCTTGTCAACCGAGTCACCGCGGAGAATGGAACTGGTCAGGGTCTCGTTAATTTTCTTCTTGTTCCATGCCAAGTCCTTCGCAATGTCAATGCTCGCGGTCGGAATCGAGTTCGGCAAAAGATCCATGTCCCCTTCAACTATCAGGCGTTCGATTGTTTGGGAATCGACAAGGTCGAAGCGGATATCTCTTCCCGACTCGGTGAAAATCTCAAACGCTTCCCAATTGTAATTTTCGGCATAGATATCGCCAAGGCTTCCGTTCGTGATGTCCCTTGCCATCTGATTCGTCTTGGTCATTTCCTCGGCAAGACTGTTCACCGTCTTCGTGTACTTGGTATTTTTAAGCAGAAGATTTTCGCGCCACTCGTCAAACTTCTCTTGTGTGATTTCGCCGGATTCAAGCTTCTTCAACATTTTCGACTCGCGGACTTCGAAAGACACGAAGAACTTGTCCGCCTCTTTCTTCATGGACGCATACGCGCGGTCGTATACTCTCTTCAATTTCTTTTCAATAGCATACAACTCGCGGTCTGCGTATCTATGACCATAGTCAGTCCGTGTCCGTGTCGGCAAGATCCGTCACCCCTCATTCAAAATCTTCCACGCTCGCAATTCCTGTCTGCTCTTCCTCTTCCTCTTCCTCGGTCACAGTCAGGGCCTGTCTCTCCATTTCCTCGGCTTGCTTCATCTTGTTCACTTCGTCCAAGGCATCCGCATCACCAAGAATCGTCAAAATCTTCTTTGTGATGTACTCTTCGGGCAGGTAGTTCGCGGATTGCAGAACCTGACGGATTTCTTCGCCACGGTTAACAATCTTGCTCCGAGTATATGTCGGGCGGTCTTCGATTCCAATGAACGCCAGAAGGTTCATGATGAATTCAGTCACACACGCTTCATACTCATCTACCTTCGAATTGAGAGGCTCGTAACTCGCTTCGATTTGAGTAGCGGTCGCCGCGCCCCCTGCGATGCTCTTTGTGTCAAGAGCCATGTAGTCTTCATAGAGTTCGGCACGGAGTCGGTCGAGGATTGCTTCTCGGCTCGCGTACGGAGCTTCGACAGTCTGCGCCTGAATCTGTGCGCCTCTGGCTTCGACCAAGGCTGCCTTGACTCTCTTCAATTGGTCTTGGAACTTGGCAAGGTCGCTTTCGTCCATGGCCCCTGCGTTCGAGATGACCCAAAACAAGTACGACTCGTCGACGTCGTTCGCAAAACCGCTCATCATCAAATCATAACAGTCGATATTCGCTCTCATCCCGATGAGATCCGATTTTTTCTGCACATTGAACATCGGAATGATGGGAAGGCTCTCATAATTCTCGCCTTCATATATCTTCGTCTCATCGACCGCCGTTCCCTTGGTTACGTTCACATATGGACGCTTCTCTTTGATAACTTCGCCGTTCGCCTTGTCCTGACTCCACATATAGTCGGTCAGTCCGTCCACTTCGTAGAGTGTCGCCCTCAAAGGCTTGTTAGCGTCAATCTGCCAGAACCGAACGCCCGCCATCAACGCTCCGTTCTCTTCGTCGTAGAGAGGAACGAACTCGGTCAGGTCGAAACACTCGAGGTGGTCAAAGTTCCAGAACCCGAACGCGACTCCGCCTTTCTGCGCTTCGTGTCCGAGAGTTACCATCTGTTGGTCAAAGTCCTTTCCCAACTTCGCCTTCGTGTCCGGCTTTCCGAAAGTCACGCCGTTTCCGAGTAAGTATTGATTTCTCTGCGTAGTAAGGCGGTTGAAGAAGTTGGAAGAAAGTTTGAAATTAGCCGAGTAGTTGTCAGGTACTGCCTGACCCGACACAGTATATAATAACTTCTGGTATGTAACTATGGTTACATCCTGTTGTTTGTCATACTGCTCCGCGTCGCTCGCCACCCTGAACAGAGCCGAACCCTTATGGTCGGTGATTGCATCCCGAACAAACTGCATTTTCTTTTGCTCCGAGTCGCCTACTTTCTGGAAGTCCTGAAATGTCTTCATAACCTTAACCCCCTATTCGCCTTTCTCACAATATACATAGTTTTCACAAAATATCGCATTGAGTCCATCAAGTGGTCATTCTCTTTCATGGGCCTGTCAGCATCTTCCTTCTCGTCCCACGAATAACCGCTCGCCTCTTTCTGCCAGTTCTGGCACTTCGGCGAAATCTTGATGAATCCGTTCTCGAGCGCGTTCGCCGTTTCTCGGATTCCGTCAAGTACTGCGTTATCCGCAGGAATAACCTTGTATTTTTTCCTAGAGTCGAGAAGCGCAATGAACGAGGCTGCCGAAGGGTCAATGACCACTTTCAGCCGAACGCCCATCTTGAGAAGATCCGTGTCAGCGAGCCAACCTTCTATGTCGTCGGCATATTGCTCGTCAGATTTCTGGATTCCCTCATTTCGTCCCGACCAATAGTATTCACGAATAGCATACCACACATTTTCATATTTTGCCCATAGTAAACAGGCAAAAGCGTTCATTGTTCCGTAGTCGATGGAAAGACAGAAGTCAGAAGCGTATTTCCCTTCGGGCCGTTCTTCTATCGCCTGTTCCCACATCGGGAAGCAGAGTCCCTCTGCCTTGCACCGCTCGCCCAAGATGTCTCGGCGATACCAAACAGAACCTTTCGTATACTGCGATTCTATCTCCGCCCTTCGTTCCGGCGTGATTGATTTGTTGTCCGCAATTGTGAAAT